CCCGTACTCTGTTTCGGCTATAATTTTTCCGAATCTGGTTGACTTTGCTTTCTCCGTGTAAGATGGACTGTCTACCAGCTCAAGAAGAATATCATTCTTGCGTAGTATCTTCTGCCCTTTCTGCAAAGACAAATCGTAATACAGGAAATATGGGTTAGTGAATGTTATTGCGTTGGACAAGAACAGGACCGTAACGTCCCTTAGTCTCGCAATCGTTGAGTACATCTCATTAAAGGTCTGTACTTCATCGGGCAGATACCTTATCAGCCCTTGGTCTATAATGAACTCGTCAAACAGAATCTTGGTCACATATGGGAACGGCACCGACTTGAATTGAGAAGCTCTCGACAAAGGCAGTGCCCATCCAGCAAGTT